TTCAGTATCGTGCGGATGATGTTGGTAGTTTCTTCTTTAATAGAGCCTTTACCGTAGCTGCGAATACGTGGACTAAAGTCACGCATACAATTCCAGGTCATGCAAGTTTAGTTTTTGATAATAACGTTAATTCTGGACTTACAATAGTTATTGTTGCACATTATGGAACGCAACATACAGGTGGAAGCGTGTCCAATAACACTTGGTTCTCTTTAAGTGGTGGTAGTTATTTTCCAGACTATGCACAAAATTGGGGAAATACAGCTAATGCAACTTTTGACGTTACTGGAATCCAGCTAGAGGTTGGTTCCAAATCCACACCTTTTGAACATCGTAGTTATGCTGATATGCTGGCTAAGTGCCAAAGGTATTACTACCTTCATGCGGCATATACGGCCAACGGTGTTAACAAAAGCATCTCTCAAGCTTCTGCTTATTCCACCACCTCTGCTTTTGGTGTAGTTCATTTTCCTGCTACAATGCGAGCAGTACCAACTTTAGAAGTTGCCGATGTTTCTAATGCTTACCGTATTTTTATAGGTGGTTCAAGCGCCAATTTTAACAGCTTTAGTACGCAAGAGGCAAGTGAAAATGCCCACACAATTGAAAGAGGTAGTCTTAGTATGACTCAAGGAAATGCCGGTTGGTTTAGATTAAACGATGAGCCAGGCGGCCGGATAGCATTTAACGCGGAAATTTAATTACAAATTTAGGAGATTAAATTATGTCTATTAATTACAAACTACATAAAAATATTTTTGGTGAATTAGTTTCAATTATTCGTACTGACGATACCAACATTATTCGTAATATTCCTTTTTGTGAAGGCAATAGTGACTACGATGAATACCTTCAATGGGTCGCTGAAGGTAACACGGCAGATCCTGCAGATTAATTACGAGAAATCAACTCTCAATGTAATTTCTTTGCATCCATTCTTACGAATGTGATGTTCCCAGTTCAAAGCATCACGTTCATCATAAAAGGTTGCTACTTGTTGTGAGTAGTAACCTTTTTTCTTTGGTTTCATGTAGTTTACCTTGAACTTCATAGAGCTGGTTTCTATCAACCGTAACAGAGTTGATCCTACTCATGGAACTGAGTCCTGTCAAGCCCCTTGCCAAGGGTTGCCGAGGGTGGTACTTTAGATGGAGTCGCGTTCCTCTATGACAGCGAAAGAAAAGCTAGTCTTTGTTTCATCTTTTATTTGGTTTCTTCACTGGGGTACATGTCTAGCATCTGTCATTCTGGATACGGTTATTCTAAAAAGCTCTGTGAGGATGCTACCTCTTGGTTTTTGAAAAAGTATTTTCCACGTCACAAGATTTTAGTCGAGATTGAACACAAAGGACTGAAACGTGATAGAGTTGTAGGTTACTGCGATGTCGTAGGTGACTGTTATCGTCCCCGACATTTTCTCATTGAACTGCAAGCAAACATGGATCGAGAGTTGTATCTCATAACTCTATTCCATGAATTGGTGCATGTTACACAGTGGATTCGTGGTGACTTGCGACATCGTTACGGTAAATTGTGTTATTCTCTAGAACCCGTAGACAATTACGATTACGAGGATCAACCTCATGAGATTGAAGCTCATGAACTAGAAAACGTATTGTTTCGTGAGTATGAACTACAGTGAGATGAATCGATGGGATAGTATTCTAAATCCCAAACCTTATACTAGACCTTATGTTACTAAGGATGGAATATGGGCTGCCATTCCTATCTCCAACTCCAAGAAGTTAGTCATCATACATAATGGACAACGCATCAAAGTTTCCAAAAACTATACGAGTGCAAGAAACTACATTGACAAACAGGTGAAGAATGAAAAGAGTAGAAAGACATCGATACAAAGAAAAAAAAGTGTTCGAGACAAGAACTCTTGAGTTTGAACCATATCCAATGTCAGAGATTGACACTGTGATGAAACTTATTCGTGACAATCTCTCACCTGATTTGTTAGGTGGTCGTAAATCTTTGATGTATCCTAAAGACACACTCACCAATAAGTTCTACGGTCATTGTTATCATTCATCACAAGCTTTGTTTTACTTGATGGACACTGATTGTTTAGTGTCCATGTCTGGTGAAGATTATCGTGGTGAGAAACACTGGTGGTTGCAAGATAATGAGACTGTATATGATTGCACGGGTGAACAATACTGGTCAGTGAATCAGAATCCTCCTTATGATGTGGGAAAGAAAACTGCATGGTATGGCTGGAAAGGTAGACCACAACAAGTTTCATTAAATCTGATGATTCGTGTTCTGGGTGACAGATTGAAATCTGACACAGTTGCCAAACCAAATGAGATGTGTGTATAATGTGAGAGTTCTAAGGTTGCTGAACAATGACTACATCTTTTCAAGATACAATTTTGGGATTCAATCCCGTTTCTGAGACCGTTGAGGTATTCCAGCTGGATATCACTCCTCAAATGGCTCAATACATCCTTATCCATCAAAATAAGGATAACCGAAAGGTAACTAACTCTCAGGTCAATAAGATCGCAAAGAGCATCCGCACGGATGGATGGCTGAGGGATGGTCAACCACTTACCTTCAACATTGAAGGAAACATCACAGAGGGACAACACCGTCTGCACGCAATCGTTGCAGAAGATGTTACTGTTCCGATGATTGTTGTGCTTGGTGTGCAACTTGATTGCTTCACCAACGTGGCACCTGCAAAGCCCCGTCGCCCTGAAGATGAGATTCAGCGTAAGGACAAGTCAGCAAAGCCTGCTGAAGTTAGTACGCTTCGTCAACTCCTTAAGCGTCGTCAAGGTGATCAACTCTCCATGAAGAACGCTATCACTCAGTGGGAGTTCTGGCGTAAAGATATTCGTGAAGGACTTGATCTTGTGGATGGATTCTTTGACGAGGTAAGTCAATTTGATCCCTGGAAGCGCACATTTTCTGCATGGGCTGCACTGATGATCTCTATCGGAGAACGTGAAGGTGCTGAGAACTTCTTGGACATGCTCGCAGATCAGATTCTGCGTGATCCCCCGCACTGCAAGCTTGCAGTTGGATTCCAAGACTTCCTGTTGGATAAGTTCTTTGTCTATGGTAGTAATGCAGGTCGCACAGATATTATCTTTATGTTGCTCTGTGTTGCTGCTGATCGTGTGCTCAAGAAACCAAACGGTGAGATTGAACTCAACTTTACTCCTGATAAGTTGAATCACACTAACTTGAAGAACTCTGGAGTTTATCGTAAGTTCCTAGAGAATCCAGATAACCTCACCGAAGCGACACTGACAATTTCATAGGTGTCACAGGGCCCTCGCCACGGGGGCCCTATTTTTGTATATTGGCCATATCGACAGAAGGTTATGCAACTTCGTCCCCATCAACAAAGTGCATGTGACGCGATGTTGACCCACTCCAAGGGTCAAATCATCGTGCCCACTGGTGGTGGCAAGACTCTCACCATGATCACTGATGCTTTGCGTCTGTTCAGTGGTGATATTCCTCAGACTATTGTTGTTGTTGCTCCTCGTATTCTTCTCGCGGAACAACTTTCCTCTGAGTTTCTAGAGCACATCACTGATCCTATGGTGCGTGTTCTTCATGTTCACAGTGGAGAAACTCATCACGAATCTACCACTAAATCAGACTATATCTACGACTGGGCGGTGCAAACTTGGAAACGTAATCGTATTATCTTTACGACCTACAATTCCCTGCGACGTGTTCAGGAGTCGGGTATCTCAGTCAATACAATTTACTTCGACGAAGCACACAATTCCGTCAAACGCAACTTCTTCCCTGCTACTGAGTTCTTCTCTGACGATGCTGATCGTTGCTACTTTTTTACTGCTACTCCTAAGCATTCTCTTACCATCTTCAAACCAGGAATGAATGATGGTGCTGTCTATGGGCAGGTGATTTGCAATGTTCCTGCACCCAAACTGGTTGACGAGGGTTACATCTTGCCACCTAAGGTTGTGGTTCAGGAGTTGCCTCAGGGTGATTTCAAACAGTCTGATTGTAAGAATTTGTTGGACACCATTGATAGCAACTCTCTCAACAAAATCCTGATTGCTGCACGTTCTACCAAACAGATCATCAACCTTATTCAGGAATCTTTGTTCTGTTCTAAGTTGTTCGACCGTGGTTATTCTTGGATGGTGATCACATCTAAGACTGGTGCAATCATTGACGGTGAGAAAGTCAGTCGTGAAGAGTTCTTCGACACCTTGAACACTTGGGGTCAGGATTCTTCCAAGAAATTTGTGGTTATTCACCACTCTATCCTGTCTGAGGGTATGAATGTCAAGGGACTAGAAGCTGTGTTGTTCATGCGAAACATGGATTACATTGGTATCAGTCAGTCTATCGGTCGTGTGATCCGTCTAGGCGACCGCCAGAAGACGTTTGGGCTTGTCTGTGTCCCTGTTTATGATA